ATTCTATTAAATATGGGTATTGAGGTGAGCTGGGTTAATACTTCTTCAATATTAGAAGTTGAAAAGGCTGTTAGGACAGAATTTGTTAATTTCGTTTCTTTAATGGGAGAGGCTAAAACACCAAAAAAGAAAGTTGTTAAACCTAAATCAAAAAAGAAAGTATCAGAGTCATCTATAAAAAAGATGGTTAATGATATAGTAAGTGAACCTAAGCAAGTTCCTCAGAAAAAGTTAAGTACAAATCCAGTATTGAATGAGATACTGAATAAAACAGAAGGTGGAATGCCTGCAGACCCAAGTATGTTAGTACAACAAGAACAACCCGTTCCACAAGGACAAGAAGAATATCCTACTATGGGCGGAGGAACATTTGATAGGTCAAGAATGGCAGAGATGTTGGGTTATGGTGGAGAAACACCACAAGCTCAAACACAAGGAATGACAACACCAGAAGGAGCTCCAATTCATAATGTTCCTGATGATGTTTCAAGAGCTATGACTCGTAACTATGGAGACTTAATGAAAGCTATAGATAATAGAAAAGGTGGAAAGCCTTTGAAGGGGTAGAATATGGCATTAAAGAAAAGTGCATTAGCTAAAGATATAGAAGCGGTTCTTAATCAGGACTTACCTACTGATATAGGTGAGAAGGAAAAAATTAAGAAGAAGAATAAAAGAGATGGTAAGGGATATGCCGACGCTATAGATAAATTTCTTAAAAGTGCTTCAATAGATATAAAGGGTATAGAGATGTTACCTGGAACACAAGTTATGACAAATCCTGGACAACCTGTTGCTAACGCTCCACCAATTGCAGGAGGAGCAGGAGCTACATCAGGACCTGGAACTGGTATGACTAATCAGCCAGCTAAAATGAATCCTGCAACTGGTATAGATTGTGGGAAGGTATATTAGGAGATAAGATATGGCACTTAAAAAATCGGCATTAGCAAAAGATTTAGAAGCTGTTTTGAATCAAGATTTACCAACTGATTTAGATGAAATAGCTAAAAAGAAAAAGAAAAATAAAAAAATGGCAAAAGGTTTAGCTGATGCTATAGATAAATTTGTTAAGAGTGCATCGGTTGATGTTAAAGGATTAGAAATGTTACCTGGAACACAAGTGACTACTAATCCAGGACAACCCGTAGTAGCACCTGGTGGAGGAGCTACAACTGGACCTGGAACTGGTATGGTATCAGCTCCAGCAAAAGAAAACCCAGCAACAGGTATAGATTGTTGTAAAGTATATTAGGAGAGAGTAGATGCCAGAAAAACCATTAGATATAATATTAGATGATACTTTAAAGTTAGGTGGTTCTCAGGTATTAGATAATGATGAGAGTATAGCTATTGGTGTAGCTTTACCTATTACTAAGGGTAACGCTGGATATTTTCAACAAGAGTATATTACTATACATCAACTAAAACATAATATTAAAAATTTAATACTTACTATGAAAGGTGAACGACCTATGTTGCCAACCTTTGGAACTGAAATATATTCATTACTATTTGAACAAGATGATGGAACAATGTCGACAAGAGTTGAAGAATCTGTATTAGAAGCTTTGAAAATTTGGTTACCATTTGTAAAATTAGAAAATTTGGAAGTATTAAGTTTAGAGGGAGATGCACCAGGTGAGAGAAATGATGGAGTAGAAACACATAGAAATTCATTCAATATAAAATTAGATTTTAGTTTACAGAATGACCCTACTATGTTAGAGTCAATTTCTCTTCAAGTAACTGGACCAGAATTATAGGAGATTATAGATGCCGGAACAAGCTAGATTAAATAGTAAAAAAGAAGTAAGATATTTAAATAGAGATTTCTCAACCTTTAAAAAGGCTTTAATAGATTTCTCAAAAGTTTATTATCCAAGTTCATATAATGATTTTAATGAAACATCTCCTGGTATGATGTTTATTGAAATGGCTGCATATGTTGGTGATGTATTGTCTTTTTATATAGATAAACAATTTAAAGAAACAATGTTACCATACGCAGAAGAAAGAAAGAATGTAGTAGACTTGGTAAAAACTCTTGGGTATAAACCAAAGGCTACAACACCATCAACGGTTAAATTGGATATATATCAAACTGTACCATCAAAGACAACTGATGGGGGTGTTACTTATTATCCAGATATGACATACGCTTTACAAATTGATGCTGGAGCTATTTGTCGAGCCGCTTCTAACGCTACAAATTTTAGAACACTTGATGTTGTTGACTTTAAATATTCAAGTTCTATGGACCCGACAGAAACAACAATTTATGAGTATAATGATTCTACACCTACTTTATATTTGTTAAAGAAACAAGTTGAAGCTGTAGCTGGAACAATTGAAGAAGAATCATTTACATTTGGGAATGCTAAAAAATATGATTCAAGAACATTGGGTCCTGATGATGTTAATGAAATAATAAGTGTAACAGATTCAGATGGGAATAATTGGTATGAAGTTCCTTATCTAGCACAAGATACTGTTTTTCAAGATGTGGAAAATTCATCAAAGAAAGACCCATCATTATCTCAATATAATTTAGATGCTCCTTATATGTTAAGGGTCAAAAAAACGGCTAGAAGATTTGTTACTGAACTTACATCTAATAATTTAACTAAATTAACTTGGGGAGCTGGAGTATCAGATTCTCCAGATGAAGTTATAACACCTAATCCAGATAATGTTGGTTCACCACTTGGTACAGGTGTAAATAGATTAGATAAAGCATTTGACCCAGCTAATTTTTTATATACAAAGACATATGGACAAGTTCCACAAAGTACTACCTTAACGGTAAAATATTCAAGAGGTGGTGGGGTTGAGTCCAATGTACCACAAGCTGATATTACAGATTTAGTATCATTCAATACTTTAAACGACCAATCGGCTATACCAAATATATCTGAATTTAATAATGCAGTTGCTTCTGTAGCTGTAACAAACACAGAACCAGCTACTGGTGGTAAAGGAGCTGAAACAGTTGATGAAATGAAATTTAATGCGTTAGCGGCTTTCCCAGCACAAAACAGAGCTGTTACAAAAGAAGATTACATCGTTAGGTGTTATTCATTACCATCTAAATATGGTAATATAGCTAAAGTTTATATAGCACCAGATGAACAACTAAATCAACAAGACCAAGTAATAGATTCAAAAGGAAATGTTTTAATGCCTCCTCCAGAGAAAATAGCAAATCCTTTTTCATTAAATTTCTATTGTCTTGGATATAATTCTAATAAACATTTGGTAAATTTAAGTGATGCTGTTAAAGAAAATTTACGAGTATACTTATCACAATATAGAATGTTAACAGATGCTGTTAATATATTAGATGGGTATATTGTTAATATTGGTGTTGAATTTGAAGTGATATGTTTGAATGGTTATAATAAGAGAGAAGTTGTTCTGAGATGTATGGAGGAGATTAAACAATTTTTCGATACAGATAAATGGCAAATAAATCAACCTATCATTAAACCAGATTTAAATTATCAATTGTCATTGGTTGAGGGTGTTCAAAATATTACTATGTTAGAAATAAAAAATATAACAAAAGATGGTTACTCAAATAATGTTTATGATTTAGTAGAAGCTGAACCATTAACGGAAGAGGGTAAAAGAACTGGTATTATATATCCATCACTTGACCCTATGATATGGGAATTAAAATATCCTAATAAAGATATACAAGGGAGAGCTAGATAATGCATATATTTACTTACATTGATAAGGATGCTACTATGTACGAGAAGTCAAAAGCTCTGGGAGTAGCTCCATCAGAACAAAAAAATCAAAACACGGGTTTAGATTCAATATTAGAAATACAGAAATATAAGATTGATGGTAATTTTTATAATTCAAGAGTTTTAATTCATTTTGATATGACAGCACTATCATCAGAAATTACTGCTGGAACAATAACTCACGCTACTCACTCTCTTATAATGTATAGTGCTAATTCTTATGATATTCCATTATCATATCAGATTGATGCATATCCAGTTGCAGAATCTTGGGAAATGGGAACAGGTAAATCTAATGATTTACCAATCGTACAAGATGGTGTTAGTTGGAAATATAGGAATGGATATTTAAATGGTAGTGGTAGTCACTGGTCAACTGCATCTTTTGCCAATGTTAATGGTGAATACACTGCAACAGGTTCTACTGAGATGGGTGGAGTATATTATAAAGGACATACGGGTGATACTGATAAGTATACACATATACAAAGTTTTAATTATGAGGTTGAAGATTTAAAAATAAATGTTACTGATTCAGTAAATTCAATGCATAGTTCTACAATTACTAATAGAGGATTTATTTTAAAAAGACCAGATTCACAAGAAAATGAT